AAGACCATTTCAGTTAGGTGAATTTTATAACATACCTGATTTCAAAATTCATAAATTAGATAGTGCTAAAACACCATCGTATCCAAGTGGTCATTCTACACAAGGAATTTTTATCTCTAAAGTTTTCGGTAAAATGTATCCAACTCACGAAAAACATTTTAATAAATTGGGAAAGATGATTTCTCATTCTCGATTGATGGCAAGAGCACACTTTCCAAGTGATACTAAATTTGGAGAAAAAGTAGGTAATTTGATATTTAATAATATCAAGGGAAAGATAGGATGAATGTAGCTAAAATTATATCAGACAATACTTGTGTTCAATGTGGAAATATCGTTAATGAAAACCTTAGAAAATGGTTTAAAGATAAATGGGTGAACATCGGTAAGAAGAAAAAAGGTGGTGGACATCCGCCTTGTGGTACAAGTGGTAAAAAAAGAGGATATGCTAAATGTGTTCCTAAATCTAAAGCTGCAAATATGACTAAAAAACAAAAGGCAAGTGCCACAAGAAGAAAAAGAGCCGCACAAAACAAAGCTGGTCGTGGTGGAACTGATTCCACGAGAGGTGGCGGTAAAAAACCAATCAATGTAAAAACGAAAGCGGAGAGTAAAATGAATTTAGAATCTTATGTAGGAAAAATGATGACAGAGGCACAGTTTGATGAAGCTGCAGGAAAAAAGGATGCATGTTATCGTAAAGTAAAAGCTCGTTATGATGTATGGCCTTCCGCTTACGCGAGTGGTGCATTGGTAAAATGTCGTAAGGTAGGTGCTAAGAATTGGGGTAACAAGTCTAAGAAAGAAGGTTATCCTGGTATAAGTGTAAAAGACAAAGATGATAAAAATATAAACGAGTGTTGGGTAGGATACAAACAGATTGGAATGAAAGACAAGGGTGGTAAACAAGTTCCTAATTGTGTAAAAGAAGTTACAGAAATATTTTATGAAGTTGATGGTAAAGGACACGGATACACATTCGAGTATTTAAGACTACCAGAAGATTTAAATGAAGCAGAATATCAAGGAAGAAAAGTAAAACTTGGTAAACCAACACAAGGTGATGTTAAAAAATTTAAGGTATATGTTAAAAACCCAAAGGGTAATGTGGTTAAGGTAAATTTTGGACAAGGTGGAGATGCTAAAGGTGGTACAATGAAGATTAGAAAGTCTAATCCAAAGGCAAGAGCATCTTTCAGAGCAAGACATAATTGTGATAATCCAGGACCAAGACACAAAGCTCGTTACTGGAGCTGTAGAAAATGGTAAAACTCAAAGATTTAATCTCAGAAGCAAAATATAAACATTCATATAAATCCATAACTGCAATGAATAGAGATATGGATAGAATATGGGGAACACGAAATGGTCTTGGTAATATAGGACACCCAAGAGTAAGAATTAAAAGATGGTCAGAAGTTGATAAAACTGGAAGAATGAAACCATCCTATATTGAAATTGAAGGTGATAAAATGTGGGTTGATGCATATAAGAAATTAGCATTCAAAGGTAGTGGTAATAGTTATAAAGTAATAATGCATGTGAGAAAAGAAACAGGCGATTCAAATGCTTAAACTAAAAGATTTATTAACTGAATGGAACGATACTTCATTCAGAGATTTACCAAAAAGGTGGTCTAAACCTTACATGAAAGAATGGTCGCCAGAAGATGGTCTTACAGAATTTGAAAGAATGGGTGGAAATGATGTAGAGTTGGGAAAAGTTTATACTGATATTGATAGACCACCTTTTAAAATTGACGAAAAAATGAGTGATGAAAAACGCTCATTTTTAATGCTACGAATCTATGGTGATAGTTGGAAAGTCAATATGGGAAAGGTTTTTTCAGGAATCAATAAAGGTAAGCCCGCCTTAATTAAAAAAGGATTAAAAGAAATTAAAATTCTTAATAAAAAAATTGAAGAAATGATAGAAGATTTAATTTAATTTTCCACTTTTCTTTTACTATTTTCTTTTCTTGATATTTATTACTATGAGAAAACGCCATTGGAATGATAGAAAAAATAGAAAATGCCCCGATTGTAGTAAAATTATTTATTACACTCGAAAAGATACTTTTGATCGTGCAGTAGGAAACAATGCTGTGTGTAAGTCTTGTGCTCAATCGGATAGAAAACTTACTATGGATACCATCGAAAAGATGAAGAAACCAAAGAGTAAAGTACACAAGAAAAACATTTCACAAGGAATGACTTTGTATTGGGAAGAAAGAAAACAACAAGAAGCATTAAAATATAGGGAATTTGAATGGCTCAGTTAAAGTTAAAACAATTAGATAGTGTCCTAACTGGTTCATTACAAATTTCTGGTAGTGCAGGTGTTACGGGTTCTTTAGGTCTTTCTGGTGATATTCTATTAGATGAAGATCAAAGAATATACTTTGAGGCAGACAAAAAAACTTGGATAGAATCCAATGGTGCAAATTTAATTAGGACAGTTGCCAATAATCAACAAATGTTACTATTAGACCACGAGACTGGTAATAGAGCAGTATTTGGTAATGGAACTAAAGTTTTTATAGGTGATAATAATAATGCACTCCCAACAAAAGAATTAGAAGTTGTTGGTGATGTAAGTGCAAGTGGACACATAAGTGGTTCTGGTATTTACTCAGATGGCCCTATCACACTTTCAGATTCGGGACCCTCTACACCTAATGCTAAGATTTTAGTTAGGTCGTCCAATAACAATTTGAATATCGGTGATACTATTGTAGTAACTGATGGTAATAATAGAGTTGGAATGGGAGATACAGCACCATCATCACCTGATACAGAATTACACATAAAATCTGATACACCAGTAATCACTTTACAACGAACTGATAATGAAGATAGAGGTGCTATTGAGTTTCAAGGTCAAGGTGGTTCAGTTGGTGCACATATAGAATATGTGAGTGAGACTAATGATTTATCTTTTGGAACATTTGATGGTTCTAATGTTGTTGAGAGACTAAGGCTTGTGGATGGTACAAATGCTAATATAAAAGTTTCGGGTAGTACACAGATTACAGGATCATTATATGTATCAAGTAATTTATATGGTGATGGTTCTAATTTAAGTGGAATCACGAGTGGTATATTTCAACAAACTGGTTCTGTACAATCAGCCACTGCAGATTTACAATTAAGTGGTTCTCTTGTAGTATCAGGTTCAACATTAACCGTAAGAACAGGAACAGATTCAGGACCTGTTACAGCATCTACCGCAATAATTACAAATAACATACAGAATGGATATCCAACATCTAATGCTTGGGGAACTGGTTTAGATGGTAGTTATTTTAATAATTTCGACAATACAACTCATGTGAGTGAAATTTTAAGATTTATAGCAGGTGCTATGAGTCATAGTTTAGATGTAGCAGACGCTTCACCAAATACTAAATTTTATAATAGTATAGATACAAATGAAACTAACACAAGTGGTACTGATTCAATAGATGGTTATTTACCAACAAATTATACAGGTTTAAGTAACGCAACATTAGATTATTTAGTACATAAAGGATGGACAAGTGTAGGAGCTACAGTTTTTAGTGGTATTTCAGTATATCACGATAACGGCCCTACCTACTTTATAGATTTTGATTCAAATAGTGGTGGTTCAACAAGTGTCCAATCATCAGCTGATTCAGAATTATTTAGTTTAGGTTCATTGACGAGTGGAGGCCCAACACAATTTGATGTTAGAGTTATAGCAACTCAATCATTTAGTGATAATTCATCAAATGCATCACCAAATCAATCATCAAATACTTTTACAACTCAATCATTTGTAGATTATTCTATAAGTTCCTTTGGTACATCAAACGGATTAACTTTAGCTAAAATAGCAACATCTCAACCAGCGGTTATTCCATCGGCATATCAAGATGGTAAATTTGAAAATGTAGGTGGAACTGCACTAACTGGTTCTTTGACAAGAAAGTATGGGGCATCTGCAACAGATTTTACAAGTGTATCATCAAGTGGATATTACAATTTTCACGGATTGAAAGTTGGGATTAAAAGTGGTTCACAGGCAGGTTATGTATTTAAAGATGGAAGTGATACAAAGAAATTTTGGGCACCAATAGACCAAATAGAAACTAATATTGGAAGTAATTCGTTAGCAGATGTTGGAACAGCACATCGGGCATTAACTGCAACATCAAGAAGTTTAAGTGGTGTTCCTTATTTAATAGATGCAACATTTGAAGTATCAACAAAAATTACAGGATTGTTTAACCCAATGTATAGAGCATCAACCACATTAGTAGATATGACAGCAGGTTCGGTTGGTGTTGGTAGTGTTAGTATAAGTGGTGATACGATTTCTACAAGTGGTGGTACAATACAAACAAGTGGAAAGGTCTTTCAAAGTGATGGTACTACTGCAGTAAATAGTGGTGTTCCAAGATATAATGATATCGCAATAGTTACAGGTTCGGTTACTTTTGATAGTGGAACCGCTGATAATATTCAACAATCCGCGACCTTTACCGATTCTACATTTACAGTTGCAACAAAAGCAAGAAATAGAGCAAATTCACAAAGTACATTGGATACACAAACCATTACATATCATACTGCGGGAGATTTTAATCAACCAGTAGCAAGTGGAAGTTTGGGAATATATGGTAGAGAACAAGGATACGATGGTGGAGCTTTAGATGGAACAACAGAAACTTTTAGTGGTGAAGATTTTAGAATAAAATTATTAGATAATGTTCAAGAGTTTAACGGAACAGCTTGGACAACAACATTTGAATTAGGTCAGTTGGGTAATTATGACTTACAAGTAAAACCAGGATTCTTGGTAGATCCAGGTGGTGATTATAGATATTGGTTTCCAGCAGATTATGGAGATGGAGTTTACAAATATTACATTAGAAGATTTCAAACAGATGGCGGTACAAAGACAAGTATGACTGTAAATCTAAATAATACAACATTGGTAAATTGGAATTCTACAAGTAATGGTATAGGATGTGCAATATTATTTGAGAGTTCTGGTAAAAATAGTGGTAATAATAGTGCTTTGGGTGTGGCAAGAATTTATGATCCTACAGCAACAACAAGTAACTTGATTGAGGCAAATATATCAAATGATAATCATAAGAATCCATTTACCACTGCAATAAGTTTATATGGAAATAGTGGTGGTAGTATAGCAAGTAATACTTACACCATACCAATAAGAAACGCAGATGGTATGTATTTAGATAGTAGTGATAATGAACTATATATAATAGTCAGATATAAAGGTGATCCAACACCATTAGATGACATAACATTGACTTTTAGTTAGAGATAAGAAATGGCAAAGATAGATTCAGGTTCAAAATCAAGTAGATTACTCGCGTCGAGAAGATATACTCACGATACCCTTACGACTGCCCAAGAGTCATTTACTAATGTATTGGATTTAAGGTCAGAGGAAGTTTATACTCAAGCAGCAAAAATACCATCAAGTGGATTACCATTTAGTGGAAGTTCACAAAGTGGTTCTTTCTATACCGTTCAAGGTGAAAATATTTTAAAATATTGGTATAGACATAGTTTAACTAAATCAAATTTAAATAATGAAGCTTGGTTCTTTTTAAGTCCAAGTGGAAGTAGTAGTGGAGTTGGTGCTCAGTTAATTAATGATAACCAAGAGGTAAATTTCGTTTCACCAAAATATTCACTATCATCCTTGGCAACATCTACAACAGAAGATTCTACACCAGGATATTTAGCAGTTCTTTACAAAGCAACTCACGCTACATCGGAATCCTTAGATAGTGGTG